GATTTAACAGCTTCTGCTAGATTACATTATTTAGAAAACGACAGACACGATCACGATTCACCTCATCACATGAGCGTTAATGAAAGACTTGATGATTCATTTGGTATGGGACAAAACACCGGTTCTGCTCCATCACCAATGAATAATAGAGCTGATAGATTAAGAGAAAAAGCTGGTAAAATATCTAGCAAAACTGAAGGACAAGGTGGTTATGATTATGAAAATCCTAAAGTACAAAAACTTTTAAGCAAAGCTACAAAAGTAGACGAAAGAAGTGGAACAAAGTCTAGAGATGAAAGATCTGGAGAATTAAGAGGTAGAGAAATGGATGACATGATGGACAATAGACCAGATAGTCCTTTTAATGCTTGCGCTAAAGACGAAGGCGGAAGTGGTTGTATACAAGAAATGGGTGGAGCATGGAGAGTAATTAGTAATAAAACAGACAAACCTTGGCCAGCAAAATACGGAAGCAAATCAAAAGCTGAAGCTGCTTTAAGAGGTTATCACGCAGGGTAATATGGATACGTTAGATAATATTAGATCAAGTTTTTTAAATAAAAACGGTTTTAAAGTAGGTTTTTCAAATAGATCTCCTTTGAATCAGTATAAGAGCACTATGGCAACTAGTTTTGATTTACCTAAGTTAGATGCTGGAAAAGTTGGAATTGGTACAAGAATTGCTGAAGGTGACAATGCAATATCTGACGCTAAAATTAAAGGCGCGTTTGATATTGGTGATTCTATTTCTGGAGCAATGTCAGAAATTGGAACAGCTATTGGTGAAAACCAAAAAGCTAAAAAAGCTAAAGAAGAAAAAGAAAAACTAGAAAAAGAAAAATCTAATAGAGAAAAATCTGAGCTTATACATGGTTTAGAAGACGATAGTTTAGCTCAACAGATCTTAGCGCCACATTTAGTTGGGGTTAATGAAGAAGCTAGAAATGAAAAAAAGAGAAACGAATTAACAGGTCAAATAGGAGATGCTTTAAATTTGTTTCCAAATCAATTTTAAAATAATTAACAAACAACAAATAACAAATAACATTTAAAAAACAAAAATTATGGCAACATTTATTGCATTAGAAGTAGTCAACTCAATTGGAGGAGACTTCGACAACGGAGAACAATTAGTAAACAGAGACAACGTTGTAGCTGTTCAACAAACAGCTGATGGTCTACTGAAATTACTTACTAATACCCCAACATCAACACAAAACGAAATAGAAGTTGTGGTATCAACATCACAAAGTGGAGCGGTTGTTAGCCCAGTAATGACATCAGGTTTAATAACTAAAGCATTTAACTATGCTTTGACAGCTAACCCAGGTGGTGTTAAAGCTAAGGTCTTTTTAGGGAAAGATGACAATGGAAATCAAATGTACATTAGAAACGTAGTATTTTCATAATTAACAATTAAAAATGAAATCTAAAGGATTAGGTGATAGCATAGCAAATTTTACTAAAAAAACTGGTATTAATTCAGCGGTACAAGCTGTTTCTAAAGTTTTTAATAAACCTTGCGGTTGTGCAAAAAGACAAGAGATTTTAAATAAAAAATTTCCTTATAACAACACAAAGTAATATGCTTAGACTAAAAAATAAGTTTACTGTAAAAGCTCCATTTTCAAGAGATGCTACACCTATATATAGCACTGATCTTGAAGAAGGAGTTTTAGGTAAAGCTAATAATAACGGTACTATTTTAGTGTCAGATAAAATAACAGATCCAGCAGAAAGACAAAGCGTTATAGATCATGAAAAAGTTCATTTAGATCAAATGAAACGAGGTGATTTAGATTACGATGATGAAAATGTTTACTGGAAAGGTAAAAAATACTCAAGAGCTGAAATGCAAGAAGGTGCAGAAAACTTACCTTGGGAAGCGGAAGCATATTCTAAAACAGACGAATTTAAAAAATACTAAACATGGCATATAATCAACATAAAAATCCTTTTCAAAGTAAAAGTCCTTTAAATCACAATTTAAGAGACAAAAGAACTGGAGCAAATTTTACTCATTTTCATGATCCACAAAATCAAAGTAACATATATTCTTCTGATCAAAAAGTTATATCAGGTAGTAATAAATTTGGAGGAAATAAAGCAGATAGAAGATTTTATGATAAAAAACTTGACGAAAGAGTAAGCGAAGCTGATTTGGCAAGAGAATACGCGGGCCAAATAGCAAGCATGTATAACACTGGAGAATTAATTTCTGGTAACTTTTTAGCTGATGATTTATATAACAAAAAAAGAAAACTATCGATCAAAAATGGTAAGTTGCAACTAAAGAAGGGAAAAATGGCAATCGGTGAAGGAAAACAATTTAATCAGAAATATGCTGATGAAGTTGAAGGTTATGATCCTAACGTTGGATACGTAGCTCCTGAAACTCAATATACTGAAGATCAAATATACGATATGATGGTGCAAGGTGGAGGTTTAGTTAGTATTGTAGACGGTCAAATTGTAGCTGGAAATCCCAACCAGGCTATGAGTGAAGGTTATGATCAGGCGAATAAAATTAGATACAATAATGATGATTTTAGAAATCAATATGAAGAAGGAACTGAAGAGGAGTTTAACATACGTGCAGAAAGAAATAACCGACCTGAGTCAACTCAACAAGAAAAAGAAGCAGCACAAGAAAAAATCAATGCAATTTTAGCTAGAAGAGAGCAGGAAAAAGCTAATCAAATACAGCTAAGAGCTGATGAAAAGCTAGCAGCACAAGAAAAAATTGATGCAATTAAAGCTAGAAGAGAGCAGAAAAAAGCTGATCTTATGCTAGAGAAGCAAGAAAAAATTAATGCAATTTTAGCTAGAAGAGAAGCAGAACAAGGAAATAGCCCAGTAAACAATAATAGTCCTTTACATCAAGAACAAGAAATTGACCCAAGAACAGGACAACCAAAAGAGAATTACGTGTATGACGAAGGCGTTGAGGAAGTTGGTGAGACGATAGAAGAAATAATTTACAACGAAGACGGATCAATAAAAGGTACGAGTTTTAGGACTCCTACAACAACCACGTTCACTGGAACGGAGACAATAGAGAACGTAGAAGAAATACCAGGGAATACTACTAATCCTACACCTCCAGCTTGGTCCGATTGTTATAAAAATGGAGTATTTCAAACAGGCGCTATTGTAGGCGAAGGAGCAAACAGAATTATATGTGAGCAAAAACCTCCAAGTAATGATGTGATAACTACACCACCAGAGGTAGTTGAGGAAGATATCACAGACACAGACACTTACTCTACGGTAAACTACGATGAGAGATTTGAACCTGTAGTGCCGGAACCAATACCTCAAGAAACAGCAAGTAGATTTAATTTAAGATCAGCAAGCAAGAAAAAAGGAGGGTTGACAATTGATTGGGATTTAAGTCTTCCACAATTTGGTCCTGAATTTAATCAATGGGTAAAGAATTTGACCAAGGCAGGTAAAAAATGTGGTAATTGTGATTATTTAAATAGATAATATAATTAATTTGAAAAAGAAATTTATAGACACTAAGGTTGGTAGATTTTTATCTAATGCAGCTCCAGGTATATTAAACACTGTAGGCGATGTATTGCCAGATAACGGCGTTTTTGGATTAGTTAAAAACCTTATAGACAAAGATCCGGCTTTACCGCCAGAAGATAAAGAAAAAGCTTTATTATTATTACAACAAGATATAGTTGAAATGAAAGAAATAAGTAAACGTTGGGCAAGCGATATGAAGAGCGATTCATGGCTTTCCAAAAACACGCGTCCAATGACTCTTATATTTTTAACTGTGTCTTTAATTGTTTTAATACTTTTAGATAGTGGAAATATAGGATTTGGAGTTAATGAAAGTTGGGTAGATTTATTAAAATCTTTACTCATAACAGTTTATGTAGCTTATTTTGGTTCGCGAGGGGTGGAAAAATTCAAAAAAATGAGTGATAATAACTAAGAGTATTATATTAATTAAATCCAATTAAATGAAAAATCTATTATTAAGTGCGTTAATACTGTTTAGTATTAGCATTCAAAGTCAAGACTTTAGCGAAAAATTAAAAGGAGTTTGGTCAAGTGACGCAACAAGTTACTATGTAGTTATACTACATGATAAAAAAGAATTTAAATTTACTAATTTTTCTTTCGCAGACAACAATGTTATAGAAGAAATTGTTATTGAAGAAGGAGATGATTATGTTAAAACAAAGATTTACAATACTGAAAATGATTGGAAAGTGTTTTTAACTTACAAGTATGTAGACAAAAACACTTTATCAGTAAAATTTGAAGGAAGTACTAATAGCACTTCTACATATAGAAGACATTGGGTAATGACAAATTAAATTAAATAAAATGGAAAAAATAAAAGAAATTACAAAAGAAGAGTTAACAAAAGTCAGAGATTTTCAATCAAAACTTTTTGAATTAACACAACAAATAGGGTTAGCAGAAACTCAAAAACATGCTATACTTCACGAAATAGCGGGTGTTAATCAAGATCAAGATGCTGTTAAAAAAGAATTAGAAACTAAGTACGGTTCTATAAATATAAATTTAGAAGACGGTAGTTATACTGAAACCAAAGAAGATGAATAATGTAATTAGAAAAATAAGCATAGGTTCTGATTATAAAAACGAAGCAATGCATTATTCTGTAGGTCAACAAGTTTACGGTGGTCATGAAATATCTCACATACTTAAAGATGAGAAAGATAATTCTTATAATATACATATAAAAAAGAACAATGAGGTTTTGCCATGGAAAAAATTTAATTCAAACATGGCGATATCTATAGAGTATGATTTAGAATACTAATGAATAGTATATATGACTTTATTGTAGAACCTATAGGTGATAGGTATGATAATATAAAAACAGTAGGTGGTAAAGATTTAATACTTAATACTAAAGTTGAATCTTGGAAATTTGTTAATAGACTAGCAAAAGTAATTGCAGTGCCAATAGCTTTGCATACTTCTATAAAAATAGGTGATACAATTGTTGTTCATCAAAATATTTTTAGAAGATTTTATAATATGAAAGGCGAGCAAAGCAATAGCAGGTCTTATTTTAAAGATAATTTATATTTTGCTTCTGTTGATCAGATTTATTTATATAAAAACAATACTACTTGGAAATCTTTTGGAGACAGATGTTTTATTGTACCTTTAAAAAATTCTGATTCTTTAAGAAACAGAAAAGAACAACCTAGTATTGGAATAGTTAAAATTGGTAATAGTGTATTAGAAGCATCTAATATTAACAAAGGGGATACTATAGGTTTTATACCTGGTGCTGAGTGGGAATTTATTATAGACGATCAACGTCTTTATTGTATGAAATCAAATGATATTGTAATTAAATATGGAAATAAAGAAAACCAAGAGGAGTATAATCCAAGCTGGACAAGTAGCGGTTGAAGAATTAATAAAAGTAGCTAAAGAGCCTATAATTGATTCTGACGACGATATATCAGCTGATAGATTAAAAAACGCAGCTGCAACAAAAAAATTATGTGTATTCGATGCTTTTGAAATATTAAACAGAATACAAGAAGAGCAAGATATGCTAGATGAAAAGCCTAAAGAAGTTAAAAAAGAAACTACGTTTCGTGGTTTTGCTGAAGGAAGATCTAAATAATGTACGAGCAAACTTTATATAAAATAATAGATGACCATATAAAACCTAAAATAATCAAACAATTAAATAGGTATAAAAAATGGGAGTTTGGTTATAACGCCGAGCATGATGTTGTTGTTATTTCTAAAACTGGTAAAATAGGAGAAATATACGAAATACAAGGTTTAAAAATAGCATTGCCTAAAGCAGAAAAAGTTCATATTTTTGAAAAAGATAAATGGACACCTTTTACATATCCTAAAGTTTTAAGTAAAATTAAAACAGTATTTGATTGGAGAGAATATCCTGTTGAGTTTAAAGAAAAATATTACGATTATATTGACAATGAATTTAATAGAAGAGAAGAAGGTTTTTGGTATGTAAACAAAGGTATTCCTACTTATATTACAGGAACTCATTATATGTATCTACAATGGTCAAAAATAGATGTTGGCCAACCAGATTTTAGAGAAGCAAATAGATTATTTTTTATATTTTGGGAAGCATGTAGAGCCGATGATAGATGTTATGGTATGTCTTATTTAAAAAATCGACGTTCTGGATTTTCATTTATGGCTTCAGGTGAGACTGTTAATATGGCGACAATATCTACAGATGCTAGATTTGGTATATTATCAAAATCCGGTGCTGATGCTAAAAAAATGTTTACAGATAAAGTAGTACCAATATCAGTTAATTATCCTTTTTTCTTTAAACCGATTCAAGACGGTATGGATCGACCTAAAACAGAGTTAGCGTATCGTGTGCCAGCTTCTAAGTTTACAAGAAGGTCTATAGTATCTACAGAAAAAAATGAAGAACTAGCAGGGCTTGATACAACTATTGATTGGAAAAACACAGGAGA